GAGCGGCTGCGGGAGCGGGTCGAGGACCGGCTCGACGAAGACGGCATGGTTGGCATCACCGTGCGTGAGGTGCTCGACTGGATCGACGAGGAGAGGGCGCGTGCGAACCCCTACGCCAACGCGCGCGTCATCGACGAGAAGCCGATCAAGATGGAGGACTTGCCGCGATGACGACGAAGCCGAAAAGCGTGCTGGCGTGGGCGGCCGTATCCAGGTCCGGCTACCCGTTGTTCGACTCCATTGGCTCCAAGGCGTTCGCGGGCGGGTTCGCCGACTACGCGAGCGATAGCGCAGAGTTCCGAGTGCATCGCGTCCGCATCACGGTGGTGCGGGAGCGGAAGCGGGAGGCGACGAAGCGGAGGGCGAAGCGATGAAGAAGAAGACCGAGAGCAAGGCCAAGATCCATGCATCCCGCTTGTCCGGTGGTGCGCTGCGAGAGGACATCGATGGCGGCGACCACATCCGCGTCAACATGGACGCGAGGCAGTTCGCCGAGATGCTGACCAGCAAGCAGACCAAGGTGGTGGTTGAGGTGACGCGATGACGACCAACGAACTCACCGGCCGCGAACTGGCCGACGCATGCTGCACTGCCATGGGTGGCTGGGAGTGCGGCCACGGGCTGGAAGATCCAGAGCCGGGCATCGACGACATGCTGGCGTGGCTGCACGAGCGCGGCGAGGTCGAGGTCAACAGCAACTCACGCGGCGCATCCGCTGCGCTGTGGCTACCCGACGTCAACCGAGGGCCGGACGATTGCAAGGTGGGTGGAACGACACCGGCCGCACGCGGTTCCAACATCACCGAGGCCCTGCAACGCCTCGTCGTGGCTGTGGCCCAGCGGGGCAGCGGGGGGCGGGCGTGATCGTCTCTCCTGACGCGTTCGCCGTGGGCTGCCTCGTCGCCCTGTTGCTGGCCAGTGTGGCGCTGGGATTCCGTGTGCAGCACGAAGGCACGGGCAAGTGGTGGTATCCGCCGCTCTCGCTCCTGTGCGCCATCGGCGGCATCTTCGCCATCATGGGCCTCGCTTGGCTCATCGGCGCGGCCCTGACGTGGGCGGGGGTGGTGGCATGACCAACCGCGCAGGCCGACGCCGCAGGCACAAGCGGCACAAGGCGAGGACCAACATGCGGCGTGAGGCGCGCATCGAGTGGCTTGGGATCACCGGGCCTTGGCGCGAGCTGGAGCAGGCCATCGAAGACATGAAGCGCCGATTGGCGCGAGGAGAATGGGCATGACGCAACGACTGACCGACGACGAGATCGCCAAGCTGCGTGAGCGCATGGCCGACTACAGAGAGGCAAGGCTCGACTCCGTGCGGGTGGAGGAGATGCTGCTTGCCGCCATGCTCGACGAGATCGAGGAGCGGCGGCGCATCGACGCGAGACGGCTGGCCGATGCGGAGCAGGCGTTCCGCGAGGAGTGCGAGGCGGCGGCGAAGGAGCCGAGCAACCTGATCTGGCGCGCCCCTTTCGTGCCAACCAAGGTGGAGCAGCTGCCGAGCGCCATCGGCGTGCCGATTCCGCCAGCGACCTGGAAGCCTGCGGGCAAGGACGGTGGCGCGTGAGCCTCGACGTCTACCTGGAGCGGGTGCAGCCATGCACGGTGTTCGACTACAACATCACGCACAACTTGGGGAAGATGGCAAGCGAGGCAGGTCTATACCTGCCGCTGTGGCGGCCCGAGGAAGTCCCGGTAACGACCGCAGGCGAGCTGGTGCCGTTGCTGCGCGCAGGACTGGAGCGACTGGAGGCGCAACCGGAGCGGTTTCAAGCCTGGGACGCTCCTAACGGATGGGGCAAGTACGAGCACTTGGTTGAGTTCGTGCGCCGCTATTTGGCTGCATGCGAGGAGTTTCCAGACGCCACCGTGAGGACATCCCGATGACCGACCGCATCGAAGAACTCCAGCGGCTGCACGAGCACGTCGCCAAGACGCGCGCCGACGCCATCAAGGACGAGAGCAGGCTGGCAGCCTACTCCTACGCCCGCACCAACCTCGCCGACGCGGCTGAGAAGCACCTTCCGGCGTTGCTGCGGATCGCACGGGCCGCCGAACGCTGCCTCGACGGCTCCGAGGTCGACGGCTGGCATACGCCCATGCGCGAGGTCGACGTGATCGAGCTGCGGGCGGCGCTCGACGAACTGGAGCGACCGGCCGATGAGTGACCGTCGCAACCGCAGGTCTCGGCACCGTCGCCACAAGGCCCGCAACGTGCAGCGTGGGAAGCTGATCCGCGGCGCTATGTGGAGCCGCCTCTTGGCCCCGCACATCCGAACCACGCTGCGATGGGTGCCGGTGCTGGAGTGGCTGGGAAGGAAGGGGGCGAAGCCGTGAACGTCGCCGCGCTGAATCGGCGGCTTCGGCCTGGGTGGACGGTCACCGACCGGGGTCGATGGAACGTTGCCGGCATCACGCGCCACTTGGTCGACATCAAGCACGACGGGGCGCTGGTTGCGGCCATGGCATCCGCCGATGGAGGGAGCATCACGTCGGCGCAGTTGGTCGACAAGCTGCGCGAGCTGGTGGCTACGGAACCGGCCTAGCTGCCAGAATGCGGCAGGATCGCCGGGCGCCCCTACTCGGCGTCGATGGACGCTCCCCGTTGCGCTCCAAGGCCATGATGCACTATACTTCATCGCGTGGACGCCCCCGACGCTCAACCGGCCGCGTGGCCGCACCCCATCCGCGACACCGAAACGGACGCCGCGCAGGCCATCGCCGACGCCCTCGCCTGGGCCGGGATGTGGCTGTGGGAGTGAGGGCCTACACCGACGAGGGGCTGCCGTGCGGCGAAACGCACCCGCGCGCCCACGTACCCGACTGCATCGTGCACGAGATCCGCGACCGCATCGAGAACCGCCGGGAAGGCGTGGCCGCGATCCTCGCCGACCTACACGAACGCGGCTACCGCGTGGCTCGGTCGCACGCATACCGCATCGCCGCATACGAGACGCGGGCGGCTGTTCCGCATGAGTGGAGGAACGTCCATGGGTAAGGACATTCGCTACAGCGACGCCCTCGCGGCCGAGCTGCTGCGACGCATCGCGGACGGGGCGAGCCTGCGCACCGTTTGCAGTCAGGAGGACATGCCGACGCGGGAGACTTGGCGGCAGTGGCAGAGGGAGCATCCCGAACTGCCTGACCAATACGCGCGCGCACGCGCTGCCAGGGCTCAGGAGCGAGCCGACGAGATCGTCGCCATCGCGGACGACGAGACGATCCCGGTGGAGTCGCGCAAGGTGCGCATCGACGCGCGGAAGTGGGAGGCGTCGAAGCTGGACCGCGCGAACTACGGCGACCGCCAGCACATCGAACACAGCGGCGCGATCGCCGACGGGCTGACCGACGAGCAGAGGGCGAAGCGCATGGCGGAGATCCTGCGGGCTGCTCGTTCCCGGAAGTCGCCTACTGTCGCAACTGAACAATCTGGAGAGGTGGCCGCTCGCGTCTGCAAGATGCCGAAGAATCCGAAGCCGTGACAGATCCGTTACAAGCGGAGCTTGCGGAGCTGCTCGACGTGCTGACGCCGGCCGAGCGGGCCGAAGTCGACCGCATGGTGCGGACGGACATCGCGACCGTCCTGTGGCGGCCCGACCCGAACAACGTGCCGCAGCGGATGGCGTACGAGTCGACGGCTGACGTGATCGGCTACGGCGGTGCGGCAGGCGGCGGCAAGACTGACCTCGCCATCGGGCTCGCGCTCACCCGCCATCGCTCGGTGCAGTTCTTCCGCCGCGAGTCGACCGAGCTGGGCGCGATCGTCGACCGCATCGCCGCGATCGTCGGCAACCGCGACGGCCTGCGCTCACAGCCCTACTTCTGGCGGCAGCCGTCGCCTTCGTGCGAGTCGATCGAGTTCGGATCGGTTCCCCACCTGGGCGACGAGACGGCCTACCAGGGGCGCCCCAAGGACCTGCTGGTGCTCGACGAGGCGGCCAACTTCCTCGAACGCCAGGCCCGCTTCCTCATGGGCTGGGTGCGCTCGACGGTGCCGGGCCAGCGATGCTGCACGCTGCTGACGTTCAACCCGCCGACCAGCGCCGAAGGGCAGTGGGTCATCGCCTACTTTGCCCCGTGGCTCGACGACCGGCATCCGAACCCCGCGAAGTCGGGCGAGGTGCGCTACTTCGCCGTCACGCCACGCGGCGCCGATGTCGAGGTGCCCGATGGCCGCCCGTTCCTGTGGACGGAGTCGGGAGACCGCGACTACGACGTTCCTCGCAACCCGACGCCCGACGAGATGGTGCGGATCATCCGCCCGCAGTCGCGGACCTTCATCGCCGCCCGCGTCACCGACAACCGGCATCTGGCCAGCACGGGCTACGTCGGCACGCTCCAGTCGCTGCCGGAGCCGCTGCGCTCGCAGATGCTGCACGGCGACTTCCGCGCCGGCATGGAGGACCCGCCGTACCAGGTGATCCCCACGGCCTGGGTGGACGCGGCCATGGCCCGTTGGAAGCCGCGCGACGTGAAGGGCGAGATGGACTGCGTCGGCGTGGACGTGGCCATGGGTGGGCGCGACAACACCGTCATCGCCCGCCGTCACGGCAACTGGTTCGACGAGCCCATCGTTTACCCCGGCAGCGCGTGCCCCGACGGCCCGACGATCGCCGGCCACGTCATCGCCGCCGTGCGCGACCGCGCCCCCATCAACATCGATAGCCTTGGCGTCGGTGCGCAGCCGTTGGCGGCACTGGCGGCGGCGCAGCAGCAGGTGCACGGAAACAACAGCGGCGACGCTGGCGACATGGTGAAGGGCGAGACCGACCTGTCGGGGCAGATGGGGTTCTTCAACGAGCGCAGCATGCAGTGGTGGCGGATGCGCGAGGCCCTGGACCCGGCCAACGATCGCGGCATCGCCCTGCCTCCGAACGCCCGCCTTCGCGCCGACCTGTGCGCGCCGAAGTGGAAGCCGCAGGGCAACCGCGTCAAGGTGGAGAGCCGCGACGAGATCGTGGCCAAGATCGGCCGTTCGCCTGACTTCGCCAGCGCCTACTTGCTCGCCCTCAAAGACACGCCGAAGCGCCCGGACAGGTTCGATGCGCTCGGCAACCCGATCCCGCGCTCGCACATCTGGGCGAAGAACGGCGGCGGCTGGCGCACGGCGGCCGAGCGTGGCGGCGGCGAGTACAACCCAATCGCTGACTTCTGACGCCTGTCCCATAACCGCGAACGTGCGCCCGGATCGTGCCCGCCGTGCACGAGCTGCGTCCGATCACCGTCGCCGACATGCAGGCGCAGGCCGCTGCGTTGCTGCACGCGCACTGGGAGGAAGTGGCGAAGCGCCGCGACCTGATGGTGCTGGCGCCGGACTGGCCGCGATACGAGCAGCTGGAAGCCAAAGGGGCGCTGATGTCGGTTGGCGCCTTCGTCGATGGCGTGTTGGTCGGCTACTCGCTGACCCTCGTCGGCCCGCATCTGCACTACGTCGGCCTGACGGTGGCGCAGAACGACGTGTTGTTCGTGGCCAAGGAGCACAGGCACGGGCGCATCGGCCTCGACCTCATCCGCAAGACGGAGGAGATGGCAAAGGAGCGGGGCGCGCGGCTGGTGACGTGGCACGCCAAGGAGGCGACGGCGCTGGCCGGGCTGCTGCCAAGGCTGGGCTACGACGTGCACGAAGTCATCTTCAGCAAGGGAGTGGGGTAATGGCTCTCGGCATCGGAGCAATGGGCTGGCTGGCGATCACGTCGGTGGCGAGTCTTGCGGGCGGCACGTACCAAGGCATCACCAGCTCGGAGCAGCAGCGCAAGGCCCAGCGCAGGCAAGGCGCCGCGCAGGATGCCGCCGAAGCCGCCGCCGCCCGACAGGAGCGCGCCGCGATGGCCGAGCAGCAGAAGTTGGCCAAGTCAGCGCCCGATGTCATGTCGATCTACGACCGCGAGCAGCGACGCGGCAACGCCACCGGCCCCAACCTGACGAACAACGCGGGGCCGCTCTCGCTGGGCGGCAACTCGCTGCTGGGTGGCTGACGTGGACAGCCAGGAGACGCTGATCCAGGAGCTGCGGCGCCGCAACGAAGAGGCGAAGCAGCAGCGCGCCTACCTGCTTCCAACGTGGCAGAAGATCAGCCGCTACATCCTGCCGCAGCACGGCCGCTACTTCGTCAAGAACCAGCGCGACCGGAAGGCGGACTTCGGCGACATCCTCGACAACACGGCAAGCTGGGCGCACGGCGTGTTCGTCGCAGGGATGAGTGCCGGCGCGTTCCCTGCTTCGGTGCCGTGGGCTGGTCTCAGGATGCGCGATCCCGAGCTGGCCGCGAACGGCATCGGGGCCGAGTACTGCGAGGCCGTGTCAAAGGTGGTGCACGCCATCTGCGCCCAGTCGAATGTCTACCCCGCGCTGCGCCACTGCGTCGCCGAGATGGGCGCGTTCGGACCCGGCTGCCTCGTCATCGAGGAGCACGACGAGAACGTCATCCACCTCCACAAGCTGACGGCGGGCACCTACTGCGTGGATCGCGACTTCAACGGCTACGTGGTCGCGCTCTACCGCGAGCTGGTGAGCACCGTTGGCGCCGTCGTCGACCAGTTCGGCTACGACCGATGCTCAACGGTGGTGCGGCAGGCTTGGGACCAGCGCCGCTACTCCGACACGGTGGAGCTGCTGCACGTCATCGACGAGCGGAAGCGCCGCGACCCGACGAAGCTCGACAGCGCGAACATGCCGTGGCGCTCGGTCTACATCGACCAAGGCGCCCGCGACGACGAGCCGCCGCTGCGTGAGTCCGGCTACCCGTTCATGCCCGTTCTGTGCCCTCGCGCCGAGGTGGTCGGCGACGACACCTACGGCACGTCGCAGGCGATGAAGGCGCTTGGCGACACCAGCGGCTTGCAGCACAAGCACGTCCGCATCGGCGAGGCCACGGACAAGATGACCCGCATTGCCACGCAGGGGCCTGCGGACATCGAGGAAGTGAACACGATGCCGGGCATGCACACGCGCACGAACGGCGCGGCGCGCATCGAGCCCTTGGCCGTGCCCGTGCTGCCGATCCAGCACCTGTGGCAGCAGATCGTCGAAGGCGACCATCTGCGCATCGCCCGCGCGTTCTACGTGGACGTGTTCCAGGCGTTCTTGGGCGACACGCGCAGCGGCACGACGGCGCGCGAGATCATGGCCCGCCTACAGGAGAAGATCCAAGGACTTGGGCCGCTGCTGGGCAACGTCGACCACGAGCTGCTGCGCCCGCTGGTGCACGCCATCATCTGGTTCGCGGGGCAACGCGGCATGCTGCCTCCTGCGCCCGAGGACATCGCCGGCCAGGAGATGGAAGTCGAGTTGTCCGGCCCGCTCTACCGCGCCCTCAAGGCCGAGCAGAGCCGGGGCACGATGCAGCTGATCGAGATGGTGGCGCAGCTGGGCCTCGTGCCGGGCTGGGAGCAAGTCCGCGATCGCGTGGACATCGACGCCGCCGCCGACGAACTGCGCGACACGTTCGGCGCACCGGCTCGCGTGCTCAAGAGCGTGCGCGAGGTGCAGAGCGTCCGAGACGCCCGCGCCAAGATGCAGGCCGCACAGCAGCAGGCCGCGATGGCGCAGCAGATGGCCGGCACGGCGAAGGACTTGGCGCAATCGCCGGTCGAGCCGGGCAACGCGCTCGGTCGCATGTCCGGCGAGGCTGCGCAGTGAGGAAGCCAAGCCTCAACGCCCGCAGCGGCATCGACCGCGACGAGAGGGCGCGCGATCGCCGCATCGCCGCCGAAGTGGCTGCGCAGGCAGCCGCAACGCCGGACGTGGCCGAGAGCGCAAACGCCGTCAACGCCGCGCCCGAGAAGCCCAGCTTGCAGGCCGGCGACTTCTTCGCGCTGGTCGAGGCTGACGGGACCATCACCCCGCTGCCGCTCGACGCTCTCAAGACGTGGCTCGAATCCACCTACGTGATGACGCCGCAGCCATGACACCAGCACACGCAGCCGTCGAGATCGCCGCCCTTGCCGTCACCGCCGCCGCTGCCGGTGGGCTGGCCGATGCCGCCATGACGGAGCCGCAGAGCTGGACCGTTCTCGGCCTGCTTGCCGCCCTTGTTCTTGGCGTCGGCTGGAACATGGTGAAGACGCAGAAGGAGTCCGGCGACAAGACCGCCGCCGCGATCGAGAAGTCCAACGACCGCGTGGTGGCGGCGCTCGACAAGCACGCCGAGGCGCAGACGCAGACGGCCACCAACCTCGCGCTGCTGATCCGCGAAAGCGCCGAGTCGAGGGCCGAGGGTGAGGAGGAGCGCCGGCAGATCCTCGACAAGCTCGACAACCTCCCCGATCGCGTGGCCATGGTGCTGCGCAAGTGAACCCATGATGCAACGCTATGCCCAACTCGTCCTTCTGGCCGGGCTGTGTCTCCTCCTGGCTGGCTGCGCTGCTCACGCTGGACCCATCGCGGCCGGCGTGGCTGGCTCACTGGCCGTCGTCGACCAGCTGCTTGCGGATGGCGTCATCGAGCCCGAGCAGGGCTATGCGCTGCGCAACGGCATCGACGCGCTGGCGAGGTCGGTGGACGCCGTGCAGCAGGCACAGGCGGGAACTCTCTCGACGGAGACGGCCGCGACGGCAGCCGGTGGGCTGACTGCGGCGGTGTTGACTGGCATCCGCCTGTGGCGTGGCCCGGCCGATCCCAAGAAGCCGAGCAAGCAGCCGATCAAGCACCAAGCGAGCGCGTGACATGGAACCCGACGTGAAGGATCTTGTCGCCAGCGCCATCGCGTTGCTGGTGTCCTACCAGGAGTCGCCGTTGCACTGCGAGGAGAACCAGCTTGCGCTTCGCCATCTGCGCGAAGTCGAGAAGTTGATGCGCCTCCGTGACATCGACCGCACCGTACGAGGCGTCAAGGGGACGCCGAAGCCCTGACGCATGGACGTTGACATCACGTCGGGCAACATCACGGTCTCGCTGTCGGGAGTCGCCTCGTACTGCGGGACGATGGTGCAGGCCGACAGCCCGGATGGCGTCAAGATCATGGGCTACTCGTACGGCACCGCCGGCACGGGGTATCAGGTCATCAACCCGACGCCGGTAGGTGACGCCACCGCGATCACGTCGACCGTCGACGAGGGGACGTGGCTGCTGCCGCTCGACTCGCTCGTCTGCCTGTTCGTGCGCTCTCCCAGGCCGTCCGGCGTCACGTCGAACAACGACGACGCCATGGCGATCGTGGTGGTGCCGTACGCCGTCGACCCGAGCGAGGCCGCGACCCGCATCCGACCGAGCGCGATCGGTGACCCGTCGAACCCGACCATCGCGGCGCACCGGGCCACCGAGTTCCTGTTCAACACGACGGCGGCGAACAACATCCCGAGCGTCATCGACGTGGACGCGCTGCCGACGACGTGGGGCACGTTCGCCAACAACCGCCCGGTGGTGACGGACTACCAAGCACGCTTCGCCCTCTTCTGCGGCGAGCTGTGGACGAGCTGGGGCGTGGCGTCGCAGCTGCCGAGCCAGCAACATCCGCTCTACGGCCGCACGATGGCGTCGCTGGTGAGCGAGGCGCTGCTGCTCGTGGTCAGCACCGACAACGCGGCGCAGCGCAAGACGCTCGCGTTCCGCATGACGCAGTGGGGCGTCGACCTCTACGGCGCCTACGTCTCGGGCCGCAACGATCAGGTGGACGGCGGGCACTACCAGGGGCGGTTGGCGCTCGTCGTGCTGGCTGGCCACATGCTCGGCGTGTCGGCGATGCTGAACGCGACGACGACGTTCCCGGGCCAGTTCTGCGAGCCAGAGCAGTTCTACGAGGCGTCGCCCGCTTGGGTGTGGGGCTGGAACTACGGCTACAAGGGGCGGACGGAGTTTCCGACGAACATCGCCGACCCGATCGCGTCGTGGTCCACCAACCCGACCATCTTCTACCTCACGGGCTACTTCGAGCACTTCTGCGGGGTGCAGCTCGGCACGTCGTTGGCCATGCGCATCCTCGACCGCGTGGACGAGATGGGCGCGGCGCAGGACGGCATGATGGCGCAGTGGATGGAAGGGCCTGGAGCCACCAACCTTGCCGCCATGGCGACGCGAGACGCGAGCCTTGCCAGCATCAGTTGGGGCACGAGCTACAGCGCCTACAACGCGACCGAGTTCGCGAAAGCGGCGTGGGAGACGTACGCGGATGGGTACGCACCCGGCGAAGGCGGTAGCGGCGGCGAGGGGGGCGGCGGCAGCGCTCCCGGAAACCCTATGTGGCTGGGGGTCTCGGACCTGGTTCCGAGGCTTCCGGCGGGTCGGCGGCTGCGACTGTCAACGAGAACGACAAGGCGACGATGAGAGTAGCGAACCTCACCCCCCACCGCTTCACCGGCTGGGCTCGCGGCACACACGACGGCCAGAAGCGCGACGGCGCATGGGTTGGCAACCTCCCCGGATCGCGCGTCGTGTTCGGCCCGATGAACGGCCTGGACACGCAGTTGGTGGACGTGTTCGTCGACCTGGAGCCGTGGGCCGAGGTCGTCGTCGAACCCGACGTTCCGAGCGCGTTGGCGTTGCCGCTGCCGCTGCCGGCCGACCCCGTGTCGCACTTCGGCGGCGTGTTGAAGTGCAACGGCAATGACATGGTGGTGCGCTCGTTCGCTCCCGAGGGGGCGGCGTGGGTGACGCACTGCACGTTGCGGCTCAACTTGCTGTTCCATGTCGACGTGTGGCTGCGCTGGTATCCCGGTGAGCCCTACATGGTCGGGGAGTGCATGGTGACGGCCAGCAAGGCGGGTTCGCCGCTGCTGTCCGAGGAGTGCCCCGGCATCCTGCTGGCGTTCGGCGACGGCGCCGTGGCTCCTGTTGGCCTGCCCATCGGCTCGCGCATCGTGGCCCCCGGCACCAAGTTCGGGGACGGCCAAGCGCGCGTCGTGCCGTTCGCCATCCTGTGGCCGCGATTGGTCACGGACACGCAGCAGTTCGCCAACTTCATGGCCGTGTCGGCGCTGGGCATCAGCGTTCGCGGCTGCACGAAATCGCATGCCGGCGGCAACCCGCGCTTCTCGTTCGCCTTCTCGGCGCGGCAGTGGGCCACGCAGCACTTCACCCGCTCGGCGCTGGCGCTGCACACTTGGGACAACCCCGTGCTCGGCCCGGCGCGCAACACGGGGCAGACGGGCGGCCAGGAGGACCAAGCCTTCGCTGGCTGCGAGTCGCTGCTTGCCGACGGTGCCGGTGCGGAGACGGTCAACTACCTCGCGGCGCTCCACTTCGCCGGCCACCCGTGCCACCACTTGGAAGCCGACGGGTCGATGGTGGACGCCATCACGCGGCCCAACCTGCGCATGTTCTACAGCCGCCCGCACCGCAGCGGGTCGGACATGCTGGGCAAGCCGCGCGACCAGTCGTTGCCGGAAACGAACGGCTGGAACGGCCCGGATGCGCAGCACCTGTTCTTCTCCCGGCTGGCCATGGCTGCGCGCTTCAAGGGCACGCCGGCATGCCAACGGCTGTTGGAGCATCAGGCGCGGAACTACCTGATCCAGCTCACCACGACGCCCGGTGCCCCCACGTCAAAGG